GCTTCGCCTTGAGCGCGGCGAGTTCGTCAAGCAGCGCCCGCAGCGCCGCTGCGACCTCTGCCATGTATTCGCGGCTCCATCTGACGCCACTATCCGAACTCAAGTCGAACAGCGCGAGATCGAGAATCCTTAGTTGTTCTTCGGTCATTCGTCATCTCCTTGTTGCTGCCGCAACAGCGGCATGAGTGCTCCAACCACAAACACAGCCACACAGAATCCAAGCCACGCCAAACCGAAGAGCATCATTTCGCACCCTCCCGCTTTGTGAATGCGTAGCCGTGAACCTTCCGCAGCGCCGCCTCAGCGAAGGCGTCGTACTTGTCGGCCAAACGCTCCCAACGATCCGCGCCCAACTGGCGCTCGAGGAAGTCCATCTGCGCCTCGAGGTTGGCGACTTCCTTGCGGAGTTCCTCCGATTCCTTGAACTCGCGCCGGAGATACCCCCGGACCAGTTCCAGTTCCTCGACGGCCCTTGCGTGCAGCCGCTGATAGTCGCTCTCAAGGCCGATCATGCGCGCACCTCAAGCTTCCGCCCGATCTTGGCTGAGTCATTGAGATCCTGCACGACGGCGTAGGCCGCGATGGCCTGAGCGGCCACCCATGAGCACGGGCGACTGTGCTCCGCTGAAATCGCCTTCAGCGACTCGAGCGTGTGAAGGTCGACGCGAATGGTCGCCCACGCTGGCGCTTTGCGCTTCTTCTTGGTCTTCTTTGCCATTGTTGCTCCTGTGTTGATGATGTCACACCATGTGACACCGTGTAACACGGTACCAATGTCGGCACGCCTGTCAAGTTCCCTTGAATGGAATTTGCTCGTTGAGCGCGCGGCGTCGCTCTTCACAGCCGCAAGGCTTGCCGGTGGCGTTGCTTACGATCTTCACCGCTCGAGCGATGCCGGTTCGTGTGGTTACCTTGTGGATAACGTCGCCAAGGCCGCGCGAAGGCCCGTCGTAGTAGGGGCAGACCCTACAGATTCCGGCAGACGGATGAGCGCCGTACAGCGGAAGCGCGAGCGCGCTGTGGCAGGCGTTGTCTCGGTAGTTGGTGCAGGCTGGCCTCACGTGTAGATCCAAGGTCGATCGCAGGGCGTAGCTGATTGAATGATCGAGGCTTGAGTCGTGCAGCAAACATTGGTGTTCGTCCAAGACTCATCGACGCCGCCGCTCGTGTTTGTGAGCAACGCACTGACGTTGCCTGGGTAGCCGGGCCGCGGAGCGGTCTTGATCAGAAGCCCAGCAGCTTGCAAGTTCGTGCATGGATCGGGTGGCTCGTTCTCGTCGCATGGTTCGGTGATCGCGATGGAGAAAGGCCCAGCCGCTGCAGCTGACAGCGTGGAATCTGCTTGGTTGCAGTCGCCGACGCAGCATCCAAACGGGCAGTAGGTGCACGACGGACATACGGCGTTTTTGCATGGCCCGTACCAACCCATCGACACACAATCGAGTGGCTGAATCCCAACCACCGGCGCAAAGTTGCTTGCGTACACGAGTTTCGCGCCGTTGCAGGACAGACCCACCAGAGTGTCAGACGGTGGCGTGGGGTCGCAATCGCAGATAAACTTCAGGCTCGCGTTGCAAGCCACCGTGAAGTCGCATATTTCGAGTTTGTGGTAGTAGACCGCCGGGCCTTTGCACCGCGCGGGATTCGTTGTCATGTCCTCGCCACACCCGCATACCTTCTCATAGTGGCACGTGATGTGAATGCAGCACGGAACCTCTACGATCGCGCCTGCCGACGTCGTGTAGGTGCCATTGCAGATTGGGTTCGCGTGGGTTACGTGTGTCCGATCGCACCCAATGCCTACCGAAACCGTGCCGACGCCGTAGTAGTTGCATGACGTACCGATGCGGTTCATCACGATATTGGCTTCACTACTGACAGTGGCCTCCACGTATTCATCGGTGATTGAGGAGCACACGCCCGAGCAGGTGCACTGAACCGGGAAGGGCGTACTCAGCTCAAACTTGTACGTGAAGTTGATATTGCTGGCGATGAAGGATGACGGCCAATCCTCCGATGATTCGCACTCGCACGGGAGCGGCGGTGGTAACTCCTCGCAGCAACATTGACGCAGCAGGCTCACGGTTCCTCCACGTAGGACGGTGGCACGCAGTACCAGCCCTCCGGAATGGTGACGCGGTTCTCAGAGAGCACCCACTCGCCATCGACGAGCGCGTACACGCGGGCGTCAACCTTGGGGCCGATCCTCACGGGGCTTGACTCCGGTACCAGCACCGTCCGCGCGCAGCCGCTCGCGAATCCGTAGACCAGCGCGGCGCAGCTTATGCCGATCAGATACAGAATCCACAGCACGGCGCGATGCTTGAGCGCGGCGCTCAAGCCAATCGATGAGCGTGAGCGCGAGCGCTCCCGCGATGCGCTCGAGCCACCCCATGTCACCGCTTCACCATGGTGCGGCTAACGGTGTAGCCGAGCGAGGCGAGCACCGTAGCGGCGAGGCCAAGGATTCGATCCCCGCCTGAGTCAGTCTCAAAGACTCCGCTGGCGATTGCAGCGCCGACGGCCATCGCTGCAAACGAAAGCCAGAACTCCGTTGTCTTGTATCCGGGCTTCTGATTCTTCATGGTTACACCTTCTTTTCAAGTGATTTGATGCGCTCATCCATCCGAACAAGGTCTTGCCGCAGATTGCCGAGTTGCGTGTGTATCCAACCGGACGCACAGAAGGCGGCCACGAATGGCGAAAGGATGGTCGCCAGTTGTTCCAAGGTCACAGTATCACCTCCTCGAATGTCCACCCGTTCCACCACCTACCGACGGCACAGGATGCGTCGTGACCCTTCACGACGCGCTCGCCGACATCACACGCTGGCGGATCGTCAGCCTCGACAACACGAAGCACGACATCATCGGAATCAAGGATCGCCCATCTCATCGGGTCACCTCCATCGAAACAGCGAGGTAGTCGCTGACAAGAGTGCGAGCGGTCGTGCCAACGGTCTTGCGAATGCCGAGATAGATGCCCGTCGCGCGCGCCACGAGCGTCGGTATGTTGGTGATGTGGGTGGCAACCAACGTGCCGTCGATCCGGAACGCGACCGACGTGCCTGCAGCGTTCACCTCGATTTCGAAGCGATACCACGTGCCAGCGCCGACGGCCACGAGTGAATCTGTGCGCGTCTCTGCGCTGTTGCTGCGCGTCACGCACTCCCAGTTAGGAGTTGTGCCGAGTGGGTTGGCGTACTGAAAGCTGATCTCGTCGGCGCTTGCCGCCGTGAGGTTGTCAACAAAGCCAATCTGCACGATGAACGCCTCAGCGCCCGTCGCGAGCGTGGGCACCTTCGAGGATGCCTCGAGGTATGCAGCGCCGTAGCCGAACGCGACGCCTGTAACGGCTGCGCTCGCCATTGCGGCTCTGCCTGTTGCCGTCGTGCCTGTTGTAGACGTCGCGAGTCCGAATCGGTGAGCCTCAGCAGCAGCGGTAAAGGTGGTTGCGCCGCCGGTGCCCGCTTGAACAGCCGTGAAGTCGCCCACTGTGTTGAATTCGGAGCTGGAATTGAATGTTCCCTTGTCGAACTGGCGACCCCACGCAAGGTTCGAGAGTGTGCCCGAATGCCGGAGGATTTGGCCTTTCTTGCCTGCCGACAGGAGCACCTTTCCGATCTCGGTATCTCCGTCAAGTTCGATCACAGACGGCGACTTCAGAATAAGGCGACCGTTGCCGCTTTCAATCACGCCGTTCGTCTGGTCGTGATTGATGCGAACGAAGTCACTCGCCTGCGTAGAGTCGGATGAGTACACGTAGAAAGTCGGGTCGACGTGCTCCGTCGTGGGGCTTCGGTTCGCAACTCCCACGTGTGATTGGTTGCAGATCACAACAGCGGCGCTTCGTCCGGCGGCAACAGATGGCGCGATCTGAAACGTATCGTTTCCCGTCGTGGTCACGCGCATCACGCATTCGGCGTTGTTGCCGTAGACCGTGTTGACGTTTGACACGATCGCCATTTGCGTCTCGAACTGCACGTACGACCCTGCCGGGTTCTTCGTGCCGTCATCCTGTCGAAGTACACCGATCCGCGCGCCAACGGTGAACGATGTGAAGTCGAAGTACACACCGAAATGGTTCGCGCTGTTGCCCGATGGACGGAAATCCATCCGGCCATTCACCGGATTTTCGATGTACTCGCCTTGATCAAGCGTGATGAGGTCTGTGTCAATCGCGTTGACTACAAGCGGATCGGGGATCACTACAGGCGGTGTCCCTGGCACCCAGGTCGTGCCGTTCCAAATGATCACTTCATTCGTGGCCGGTGCCGTCGCCGCAAGCGGGCGCCCCTGCAGGCCGTCGACCGTCGGGTTGGGGTACGACCCGGCGAGATCACCGCCAGCAGCGCCGATCGCACCTGGCGATGTTGTCGGCGACACCGTAGATGTCGTATTGTTGTTGACGCTCGGGTTCGAGCTGACCCAGGCGACGCTCACGGCTGATTCCTCGCCACGGGGCCGCTCGAGACAGCTACGCGCGGGTTGCTGCCGTCTTGTACGTCTAAGACATAGTGGAAGACCGCTTCATTCGGAGCGTGCGTCACAACCTCTGATTCAAAGGCCACCATGTCGATACTGATAGCCCCTGCAGGGCCGAGCGTGATTTGGGAGGGCGTCGCCAACTGGAAGAGGTTAGTCGAGATCACCGACGCGCCGGAGCGCCACACCTGCAGTCGTCCCGTCCAGCCTGTCATGTTGGGCGCGACGCCGTTAAGCGTGAACGTCAGCTGACGGCTGCCGGGTGCTGCGCGCTCATACGAAATTGGTGCGGTTGTCGGCATGGTCGTACCTCAGATTGTGTCACACGTGCCGTCAATGGCTTGGGTGTTGATGATGAGCCACACCAAAATCCCGTCGCTTCCTCGGTGTGGTGAGAGTACCACCGCCGTGTTGTTGGGGATAGGTGCCGGGCCGAATGTTCCCACCAGGTTGTTGGTGTTGACGCCGTAGGAGAGGAACGATGGCGGCGCAAGGTTCGACAGCTCAGACACGCTCAGGCATGGCGTGAAAGTCCGCCCGTCCGCGCGCGTCGCCGGTGTGTGGATCGGGCTGGGGCCTGTCCACGCTTCTGCGCACTGGTAGATGAACCGACCAAATGAACCCGAGATCGCCGTCGAGGATGTGACGCGCGCGAGAATGAGCGCCGACTCGACACCGAACGTGCGCGGATCAAACTCCCGCGCGACGGTCGCGATTTGCCGCTCATTGCGCTTGATCTCTTGGATCACGGGATGATCACTCCTCGGAGGGTTCGATCGCGGAAGTTGTTGTCACCGGCAAAGATCAGGTTGAAGTCAATCGACGGCCTTGGAATCCGCTGCCAAATGACGGTCTTCACGTTCGAGCCAAGCCAATTCACGCGGCCATCCGCGCCGGTTTCCGCCACCTGGTCGTGGTGCGCGAGTTCGTCCCACAGAAAATCAATGTTCGCCTCGAAGTAAGGCAACGTCATTGGCGAGAGGAGGAAGCCTTCACAGATCACCTCGCCCGCGGCGAATCCAGCGAACGTCGCGCTGTTGATGCAGCCGACATACGCAAGCAGTGTCTGCGCTACGGCGTCCATGTAGTACGAAGATCCTTGCGAAGCGTCCTGCGTGATCTTCAGCTTGAACCGCAGCTGAGGAATCTGCTCGGAAAGAGTGGCACCAGCGCCACCGATCGCCGTTCCGCCGATGTCGGCTGAGCTGTTTGAGCCGGGCGGCGGTACAACCGTCCAACCTGTCCGGTACTGCTTGGCCGTCCTGACAGCCGTTTGATACGACGTGCTCGAGGGGAAGATGACTGAGTTGGTCTTGATGTTGTCGGCGTAGTTGTGTGCCGTGTACGTGATCGTTGTCGTGAGCGTTCGACCCGACGAGTCAGGCCGATGGTCGATCGACGAACAGCGCAAACCCGCCATGTTCCGGTTGTTAATGGATGGCGTGCCCGTGATGTACGACGCCATCGGGTGCGGAATGATCAACTGGGTACGCATCACGTTTGGGTCGGTCTGGAGATTGAACGTCCCGCCGTCTTTGCGCCTGACCCGGATCACCTCGACGAAACTCGAGTCCGTTCCGTAGGTGCTCTCCTTGAAATGGCGGCTCTCTGTGTGCCACTCGTAGGTGGTTGTTGAATTCTGGAACGCCATTACATGAGCCTCCCGATGATCACTCCCAGTTGCTCTACCTTCGCGCTGAAAGACCCGAGCGCAGCGTCGATGAACGAGATTTCCCCGCGCATCCGCTCTTGCTCGAGCACGCGCAGTTGATCAGCGATGGTCTTGGCGAGCGCCTCATCGTCGGTTGTCGCGAGTTGCCCGGTCAGCATCGACTCTTGGATGCCCTTGCCCCCGAAGTACGCGCCCGCTGTGGCGCTCGCCTGGCTGAGCGCCGTCGACAGGCGCTCGAGGATTCCCGGCCCTCCCTGATCCATCCCCAGTTGGCCTTGGCGGAAGGCGTCGATCATCCCAGGCCTCTTGGCAGCCGCTTGGGCGTCGGCCTCGGCTGAGGCCATGAGGCGCAACATCTGAGAGTTGATCGCGAACGATTGTTCGCCGCTCTCGCGGAACTTTTGGAAAGCGTCGCCCGCGCCCTTCGTCATCGCGGCCATCGCCTCGACGTTCGCGCGCGCCATCATGGCGAGCGCCGCCGGTGCAGCCAGTGCCAATCCGGCACCGCCCATACCGCCTAGAAGGCCCGCTGCGGGGCCGAGTTTCCCGACCCCTCCTAGGAAGGCCGTCCCCTTCTGAGCGTTCAGGCCGAATCCTCCGGCTGCTGCGGGCCCGCCTTGCTTGGCAAGCTTCTTCTGCAAGGCGGCCATCTTGTACTGGATGTGCCGCACGCCAGCGTCGACGTCGCGCGTGTCGACGGCAACCGGGATCGATAGGGTTGGGAGCTTAGATGCCACGGAGAGCCTCTGCGATCGCGTCGCGCACGTAATCGTCGGCCTTGGGTGCCCACTGGCGATGCGTGTCGGTCATGTAAAGCCGTCGGCCTATGAGCCTGCCCAAGTTTCGTTTGCCCTTTCCCTTTCTCCAATCGCGCCGGTAGGAGAAAGGCACGAATTTCGGCGCTGGGTTCCGGTTCCACAGACGCACGGGCTTCTTGGGCGTGCCGTCGGCCTTGATGCCTTTTTGCCACACCCGGAATCCGACATCCCAAAAGTGGGAGCGCCAACCTACCCGTACTCCGTCGCGACGAACGCCGACGCCAGCCCACAACACACGCCCGCGCTTGTAACTCTTCACCTTGACGGTCATATCGCGCCGCGTGTCGCGGTCTTGCGAGAGCACGCGCCGACGCGCGGCGGTCACGACGCGACGCCCCCACTTACGCAGGCCCACGCGCGCCGTCTTCATCCGCACCTTGGGAGGAAGCCGGAAAAGCGCCTTGCCGAGCGCTCGCGCATCGACTTTGATTTTGAGCCTTGCGCCGGTCGATCTCACGACGTATGCCCTCCCAATCGGGGATGTCGAGATAGATGTTCAGCGCCGCTGCGCTGAGCTTCTCGAGCGAGTCGCACCTGATTCGATCGAGGGCAGCGCGCGCGACTTTCCGCGCGCCCTCACTCAGTCCCGGCCTTCTCCAAACAGCTTTTCGATGGCCTGCCCTACCTCGAGCACCCGCGCACCGTCGGCGTTGAGCACCCGCTCGATCGAGTCGAACGCCGGAGCGCCTGTCTCGTCGAGAAGATGACGCCACACCAAATGCACGTACAGCCGGTTCGGAGTCTTCGCGGCGACGTCGGTAGCCTCGATGACGTCGGCAGCGCTCGGACGGCGCAGCTGGACCGTGCCGAATGAAAGTTCGGCTGTCGTGTTCCTGAGCATGAGTGCATCGCGAATCATGCGATCGTCACCGTGCCTGTGAACTGGAGTTCAAACGATGCGCGGAGAAGATCGTTGGTGCCAGCGGTCGACGAGAACGAAGACACGAAGGCGTTTCCTGTGATAGTCATGCCGGTGTCCATCGTCACGACAACCGCGCGCGAAGTCGGGCTCACAGAATCGCTCTCCATGGCCGCCATCGCAGCGTCGCCCTGGTCGTAGAAGCACTCGCCGCTGAGCGTGCTCGTGGCTTGACCGGCGACGTACGACTTGCGCTGATCGTTGATATCTGCAGCGTCCAACATGTCGGTGTTGTGGGTGACCGTGACAGAGAGCAGACCTGTACAAGCCTGCGCGTTGTAGCTGAGCGCTGCGTTTCCGGATGATCTCGCTGGCATGGGTTACTCCCTGTAGTAGATGGTGAATTCGGAGACTGCCTCAGCGGGCTGCGCTTCGTCGCCCTCGCCGCTTGGCTGTGCCTCGAGTCGGTGGCCTTGGTACAGAATGGCGTCAAGATTCAAGCCGCCGTAACTGCCTGGGGTGCACGTCGAGCGCACCTTGGCCGCTATCGCGATGGCGTCGACAGCCTCGACGGCAATGCTCCGCACCTCAACGGTGGCCATGCGCGTACCGCTCGAGGAAGTGCCGACCGACGGGATAGAGCCTGGCTCTACGCCTGTCACCTCGAAGGTCACCGCCGGTAGTTCGGTCTGTTGAAGTCTGAAACCGTGCGTCACCCGCGCGTCAGGCACGCCGTTCGGCGACGCCGACAACGTGGTGCTGTTCACGAGCATCGCGCGTACCGCTTCCTCGAGGCTCATACGACCTCCTCGCAGGAGATGACTGCCACGCGGTCTTTCTCGTCAAGGTTCGTGATGGATTGAATCCGCAGCGTCCTCGATCGAACCAACAGCCGATCCGTTTCGCTGATTCCGAGCGCGCGCGTGGTGTTCCATCGCGCGCGCACCTCCCATTGCCGAATGACTGCCACGCCGTCGGCGTACGCGCGTTCGTCTGCGCTGTCCGAGCGGAGATCGCAGCGGAACTGAGCGCCCGACGTCCACGTATCGACGCGCTGCCCGAGCGCGTCGCGCGAGGCGCTTGGTTTCTGCAGCGTTGCAAGAAAACGCAGTCGCCCAGCGGAGATCATCGGATCGGACTCCTATGCGAATAGGCCGCGATGATGTGCTTGTAGCTGAGCGGCACCTCGGCGAGCGACGCCACGCTCGAAGCCTCGGGGTTGTTGTACCACGCACCGACGAGCGCCACGATGCACTGTTGAAGCGCCTGCGGAACGAGCGCGTACCCGGCTGTGTAGGTCACGATTGGTTGCGTGTTCTCCTTCACGACCACGCTGGTATCGAACTCGAGAACGATCAGCTCTTCGTCCTGGCGGATGAACCACTCATCGACCGAGAGAGTCTGTGTGACGTTCGCCGCGTCTTTGTAGGTCACGCTCGTGACTGCGGTCACCGGCGAATTGCGGAGCATCGTCCGCTTCCAAGGTACGACGTTCTCGGTGAAGGTTTGGGAACGCAGGCGCGTGCCGGTTTCCTTCTCGATGAGGTCGCCTGCCGCAATGCACAACGCAGCCAAGTCGGTATCGTCCGATTCGACTTCAATGCGCAGGCGCGTGCGGAGCACGTCCAATGGGATCGGTAGTTGTGCCATCGAAAGGGTGCGGCGACGTTTCCGCCGCCGCACCCCGCAACAAAGGATTCAAAATCAGACGGTGATCGAGGCGAACGCTTCAGGCAGCATGATGTGCGAATCCCACCGCGTGTACAGGTACAGCGTGGTCTGCATCGTCGCCGCATCTGAGTAGGGGTCCATCATCGACGTGACGCCCGTGCGCTCGAACAACTCCATGTAGTCGAAGTTGCCGACCACCGCGACCACCGCACCGTTGGTGGTGTCAGTCGCCGTGTTGATGTAGGCGTTCAAGCGGTACGGGA